TTTGGCAACAACTCTTTAAGCCTAGCCTTCGCAGCCAAACCCAACTTTTTTTCTTCCAAGTTTCTTGTTCGGCTTTCAGGCGTGTTAATGCCAAATAATCGCACTCGTTCTTTCTGCAAGAACACTTTAAAGCCGAGATCAATGTCAACATCTATCGTATCTCCATCTATTACTCTAACTAATTTTGCTTTATACTCATACATTAATCACACAACCTTTCGTATATTTCATTATGTATTAATAAATCGTCAACGAGTTCGTCAGATATAACGTCTATATCTGCATCTGTTGGATTAATAGGACTGGATATTATACAATACCCTTTATTTCCGCTTCCTATACTTCCGCAACTTGCTACGCTTAGCAGAAGCAGAAATAGCATTATTTTTTTTCTTAACTTCATCAGCGACCCTAATATCATCTAGTTGTTCTTTCATTACATCAGCTTGGACTGCTTTCCGCATTAGCATAAAGCCAAAAACTTTAGAAGCAAGTTTAGCAATAGGTCCTAACGCAGAAAGCCAACCCATTATTTGTCGTCTTTATTTGTATTCTTACCTATATTACCAGCTACTAAGTTCAATATGCGTAATATAAAAGAGATTGCTTTATCGTCTGTTTTTGTAGGTGTTAGGGCTGTGATTGCTGTTGCAGCCGTTACTAAAGCTGTTACAGCAGAAACCCAAGCAGGTGCTCCACTTACTAAATTTAATATTGCGTCCATGTTATTCTCCTATTCTGCACTAAATGTGCCCATTTGCGACCATAAACTACCAGGATCATCTGTTCCATTTTGACTGCCTAATTGTGCCATTGCTTCATTCACATTAGTATATGGTCCTGACCCCCAGTTGTTTCCGTCCCATTCTGCATTATCCCATGCACTACCTTGTGCATTAGTATATGCCAACATCTTTTCTGAAAAAGTTCCAGTTGTAAAGCCTGAATCTGCAAAAACTTTATTCCAGTCCTCATTATAAGTACCCGTTGTTCCTGATTCTGTTCGGCAACTTGCTTGTCGTAATGATTGCTGGCTCATGGTGTAAACGTCCCCATACTAGAAAAATTGTAATCATCTTGGTCTGTAGCAAAAGCTTGTATTGCTAAATTAACATCAGTATAAGATGTTGTTAATTCGCCATTTATATATTTAAGTAATCTTTCATTAAATGTGCCAGCCGTAATAGAACGAGTATTAAACAACGCTATCCAATCTTCATTATGCAAAGCTGTAGTTGATGTAACAGCTCTTATTGCTATTTGTCTTGCTTCGCTATTAGTTGTCATAACAAGCTCCTAAATTTGCTTTATTATTATTGTAGCTAACATTATCATACTTGTACCACTAAAAGCAATAAAGACAGCTTCTAGGCGTTTTATACGGGTAATAGTTTCTTTCCATCTTTCTGCACATACAGCTTCATGAGTATCAAGTTTAGCTTTTACTTGATTAGCAGACATCTTCACAATTATCTCCTATATGCTTTTACATTAGCATCAGAAGTCCAAGATTGTGTTTTAGCTATTACATTAACAGTTCCATCTTCATTATATGTTGTTGTATGAAGAGCTATAAAAGCATCCATGTCTGCTGCTGCGTCTAAAGCTGTACAAATATTGCCATGATCTGTTCTAATTGCCGCCATATATGTTGTAACAGCACTTGGTATTGCGGTGTTTGCTGTAACTTTACGTTGGATTAACCAATCAAAACCTTGTAAATACCCATTAGCAGAAGTAGTTGCTTTGTTTTTTGCATTAGATTTTAAACCTAATGTAACAACTTGCACACCATCATCATCTAAAAGAGGATCACCATCTTCATCTACTTCATTAACATCAGCTAATGCTTTATCAGCAGCTTTAACACCTATAGTTTGCACAACACTTGCTTTATCACTAGCTATTGCAAACGATTCATTTACTTCTATATAATAATTAGTATCTAAATGGCTTCCAGTAGTTGTAACTGGCACTATACCAACTGCTTTTAACTCGGCTGTAGTCCATTTAAATATTTGTCGAGAGTGTGTAATGCCATTAATAGTCATAGATTTAGGATTACTTATTATTTCCTCTATGGCATCTTCTGCGTTATTTAGTAAAGCCCACATGTTGTTGTTCTCCTTTGTTAATTATCTTGCTGTTGCGTATTTAAATGGATTTTCTGCAAATGCTAAATATACATAAGTTGAACCACTTGCATTCCAATTTGCTGTATCTCCACCTCTAGCTAGTTTAAAACCATTAGAAAGAAAATCATTATAATCTGTACCATCTGTATAAGCCTCTTCTGCTGCTGAACTATTTGGTAGTAGCATGTGGTATGCAGGATTATATGGGTCTCTAGTATTATCTTGTACTCTCCAGTTATTAGCAGTTGTTTTTTTCACCATTAAAAATGCAGGTTTAAATCCTGTGTAGACAAATGAACCATCAGTTCCACTTCCATTTCCAACGTATGAGCCTGATTTAATAAACCCTTCAGTATCTGCAAAACAATAAGCAATTAAATCATTACCATTTTCATTCATACCATCTGTATAATTTGTACTAAAGACTGTTGAAGTAGGAGCAGACATAGAGCCATTACCAGATTTATCAACAGAAGCTCCTGTGCCTTGTAAATTCATTCCATAATTCCAACTTGTTTGCCCATCTGAAAATACCCACCAATTACCAGTTTTTTCTAAAGATTTTGTAATAAACATTGAAGGTGCTCTAGATAAACCATGTCCTATTGTTTGCTCTCCACTAGAAGATAAAGTTCCAGTATATTTTACTATAGAAAATCCACCACTAGGATCAACTTGTACTGTAGAATCTATATCTCCTTGTGTATTTGTGCTAGTTGTTCCACCATTAGCTCCTATTGCGTAACCTACATAAGTATCACTACTATTATTAACTTGTGAATGTGTACCTATATTAAACGAAGAAGAACCAAAAGCAGTTACTCCTTGTGTAAAATTTGTATCTTCTGTTGCAGTAGTATTAAATTCAAGTGCAGCAGAAGTTCCTCTTGTTGAATCTTGTATTGCCCATGCTGCTGCACCATTTCTTCTTTTAATCCATACAGCATCAGATTTAGAACCAGATGATATTGTTCTTCCACTTCCATTACCTGTCCATATAGTAGCACTAAACAATTTCTGTGGAAAATCATCATCAGTCTGTGCAGGGTCTATTGCATCTGCTACTGGGAGGTTGCCAGCACACATGGCTAAGAAGCCTGTTGGTGGAGCATAGTAAAAATTACCATAACCTGTATCATCACTATTGTTACCTGCTGTTTTTGTTCCAGCAAAAGTTCCATCTTGTCCAAAGTTAATATAACCACCTGCTACATTTGTACCACCACCATTACCAATAAAAGGAAATAATTCCATAGTAGCAGATATAGAAAATGTTCCTTGCCAAGCACCATTTGCATAAAAATTTATAGTATGATTAACTCTATCTACTGCTACTCCTATAACATCACCAGTAGTCCATGAGTAACCATATGCACTATTAGCAGTAAGAATTTGTTTGTATCCATTACCAGATTGGTAAGCATATCCTGTTGTTTTACCACCTCTATCTCCACCAATTAAATCTGCTATAGGTTGATTAATACCTATGACTTGTGTATCAGCAGTACCTCCTGCCCAAGCAGAAGCATAGTATTCAAAGTATGCTTTAGTTCCAATAGGAATAGCCCAATTAGACATCATTCCTCTTTCATTTGCAGAACCACTCCATGCTAAATTACCTTCTGTATAAGTTATAGAATCTGTTTTCCATAAAGGACCAAGTGTAGCAAAATTACCACCATTAGAATCAGAGTTGAAGGTTGGAGAGTCTAATAACACATCATGTGCCGCAATATTAGCCACAGTAAAATTATTTGAATTACCCGAGCTGTCTGTACCGATAGCTCCTGCCGCCATTTTAAGCCAATATCCATTATTTCCAAATGTTAATCCACTTGGGTCTTTTGGAATCCACACACCATTTTTCGTTTCTCCAAAAGAATCTGGACCATAACTTTGTCCATCACAAAATACTATTTCTGCCATTTGTAAATCAGCACCTTCAGTACCATGACCTTTTCCAGATAATCCACCCCATGCTTGAACAACACCACTTTGATTTATATAACTTAAAGATTCAGATGAAGTTAAATTTCCTGTAAGACTTTCAGTATTATAACTTGTTATTCTTTCTCCATTTACATACTGTCGAATTCTATCTGCTTGTGTTGATTCAGTAGTATCAATTCTTAAAACGTGGTGATACCATGCTGAAGTATCCCTATACAAAGCATTAGGTTTCATTTCACCCGCTCCCCAACTTCCGCCGTTAGCTTGCATATTCCATGTATTAGCATGCATCCCTATAATAATATAAGCTGCTCCTCCAGTACCAGTTACAAATATATTATTAAGAGAACCTGCAGCACTATTATCATATCTTTTAACCCAATAACTCATTGTCATTGTTGTACTACTTGTAGGAGTTCCTGCTGTCCATTGTAAAGTACCATCTTGAGCAGAACTATTTCTAATTGAGCTTGCAATCTGGTGGGAATAGAAATCACCACCACCTGCTCCACCTGCTGGTTTTTGCCATAATTCGTTATTAAACATCTATTGTTCCTTTATGCAAACGCTAGTTGTGGCGCACCTAATTGTATTGACCCTGCTGCTTTTACAAAGTATGGAATAATATCTACTGCATTTGCTGCTGTTGATATTGTCAACCCAGCTCCTCCAGCAGTTTCATAATCTGTTCCTAATGATATAGTTCTACTACCAGTACCATCTTGTATTAACACAATAACTCCTGATTGTCCTGCAACTTCTGTACTAGGGTTAGCTAGTGTAAAATTGCCTGTCGCAGTTACTATAAAGTTTTGGTATGTAAGGTCTAAAGTTGTAGAACCAGTAATGTTTCCTGTAAATGTTCTTCCTTGTTGTGCTGCTGTCCATGTATTATTTGTATTTCTAGTAGCTACTGTTGAATCTATGTTTACAGTTACAGTATCCGTTGCTCCTACTACTGTATCTATACCTGTTCCACCTGCCACGTCCATTGTGTTAGAATCAGCTATTGTTTGATTAGAACCACTATCACCTGTTAACGTAAATGATGTCATGCTACCAGCACTTGTACCTAATTGTGAAATCATTTGGAAACTTGTTCCATCATACAGAACTTTAATTATTGCATCTTCTTCAATATCACCTGCGGCAATAGCTTGGTCATTTCTTTTTTTAATGTTTTTAGCACCTAAACCATTAACATTTAATGTAGATGCACCTGAACTTGCGTTGCCTGCTTTAAAGTTAAATTCTTGTCCTGCAACGTAGGCTGTTACTGCTGGTGATAATGCTATAGCATATGTATTAGCTGAACCTGTATCGTTAGCTTGAAATACTAAACCACCATCTTGTATCTGTCCTGCATTAACGCCATCTGTATGTGCTGTACCATCTGCTAATGCTGTTATCCTTTGGCTTCCTAGATTAGCATTACCTGTAAAAGCATTTGCACCTGTTTTATTTATACAAGTATTAATACCTGTTGCTAAGTCATTATCATTAGTATCATGCCTATCAGCAACAATCTTTGTTCCAGCATCTCTATCTTGTTGCCAAACTGATGTTCCTGTATGTGTGCCATTTGTTCTTGTAAATGTATCACCTGACCAACCCATTATACTCTCCTTTGTTTATTCTTGTTTTTAATACTACTTATAATTATATTAATTTCCACCATAACTTGAAATATTTCCTCCTGACATAGAAGATACTCCTAGATTACTTCCTCTTCTTAAAATATTACTTAGCGTTTTATTTGTAGGTTTTATTCTATTTAAAGTTTTTATTATTTTATCTTTATCTGTTTCTATTAACAAATCAGCCAAATCATCTTGCATGCCTGAAGGCATTGTATTGTTACTTCCAAACCCTTGTAATATTTTTTTACCTCCTAATACTTGTGTAATTGGACCTGTACCAAAAGCTAAATAAGATGCTCCGTCTATTAAATCTCCTGCTATAGTGTTATTAGCTTTAGCTGTCATTAAATTTTCTGCTGTATCAGAACCACCAAGATTTTTTCTTGTTGTTTCTAAAATACTTGATTCAGATTGTAAAAATTGTTTAAATTTTCTTTTTTGTAATTTTCCCCTACTGTTATTGCCAAATATTTGCGTTAAAACTTTATCATAAGAAGGTTTTTGAGATAAGGCTTTTATAATTGCATTTGGATTTACATTACTAGCTACTAACTCATCTAAACCATTTGCAGCCCCAAGCATAAAATGTAATCTTTCTGAATCAGACATTTTATTAATACTAGCATAAAATTCTTTTTGTTTTCCTAAATTGCCACCGCCTTTTAAAAATTTACTGCCTAACTCATAGGCTTCTTGTTTTTTAAACCCTTCTGAATATAATTTTCTTGCTTGTTTGTAAGTATTTCCTATATATTTATCAGCAGTTGTGTCTATTAAATCCACAAACTTTTTTCTTATATTTACTAAACTTCTTATTTTTGGATTACTCATATCCAATCTTCCAAAATTATCTTGTGCTTCTTTTAAAGAAACATCAATACCTCTTTTTATTTGGTCTAAAGTTCCAATATCTAAAGTTTTTATAGACTTATTATTTGTAATAGTTTTTAAATTTTTAATTATTATTTTTTGTATTTTAGGATTTTTTAAAAAATTTACATCATTTTGTACTAATTCTATTGCTTGATTAATACCTTTTTGAATATCAGGAAACTTCATTAATCTTGATAAATCACCTTGTATTGGAATAGATTTATAAACAACTTGTTGGTACAAATCATTTGATATTGTTTTTAAATCTGTTTGTATTTCATCTAATGTTTTTGTAAAATCTTTTCCATACCCTTTATTTTTACCTTCAGAAAACACTTCTTTTATTTTTTGTGCTACTCTTGTATTAGCTTGTTTACTTCTTTTTTTAGTAAAATCTAATAATATATTTTTTGCTTTAGCTTCTGGGTCTGAAGCTACTATTAAAGATTTAGCAATATTTCTTATTTCTTGTGGTCCTATATCTTGCAAAGTTACTGGGGAATCTTTATACCCTTTTAATTGACCTTTCATATTTGCAAGTTCTGCATCTGGGTCTATACTTTGTTCTATTTTTTTTTGTAAAAATTTTTCTTCTTGGCTTAAATTTGGCTTTCCTCTAAGATAATTTACTAAAGAATTTGCAGAAGTTATAAATTTACCTGGTATTCTCATTAAAGGTTTTATAAAAGTTAGAGCTGTTCCGCCTGTAACTGCTCCTACTGCTCCAACATCTACTTCTTCATCTATTAAAGGAATATTAAAATTATCTTTGTCATTTGATACACCTTTAGCATACGTATAACCTCCTACTGTTGAACCTATTAATTCTTCTCTAGTAGGTAAAAGTTTACTTTTTTCTGCTACTTGCCTTCTTTTTTTTATATATTTATTTAATGTTTTTAAAGAATTAGGAAATTGTTTAGTTAATTGATTTAGTCCTAATTTTCCTAATGTTTTAATAGCTCCAACTGTGCCAACTCCTCCTACTACAGAACCTCCTAATTCTAGTCCTAATGCAGTACCAGGATTATTTGTTTTATAATTTGCCATTTCTTCTCGTATAACATTTATATCATCTCCAGTTAATAATGATTCTAAATTATCTCCAAATCCAAAAGTAACGCCTTCTAAAAAAGTTCTACCCATATTTCCTATATCTAATTCTCCTACGCCGCCCATTAATGTAGGTATTTTTATTGTTTGTCCTACTGTAGTTCCTCTTGCTTTATTTAAATCATCTTTTGTCAAATCCATAAGATTTTTATTAAATTTATTAAATATAGCTTCTTCTAAATCCGCAGGTTTTGGGTATTTTGTTTTTAAATACGGACTTATTTCATATAATTCATCAGGGCTCATTTTTATATTCCAAATGGGTTTTCAAATAATTCTTTAGCAAATATTTCATTTTCATTTCGTAAAATTTCTTCAAATTTATTTAATTTTTTAACATACTGTATTGCTGATTCTTCACTACTAAAAGTTAATTTTTCTGTTTCATCAGGCATTATTTGAGTTCTGTTATTACTTAAAAATTCTACCATTTTTTGTTCTTGATTTATTCTATTTTGTATAATTCGCATTACATATAAATTTTTTGCTTTGCTGGTATTTACACTAGCAAATGTTTTTTCTATTTGTTTGTAATCAAAGTCAGTTGGATTTACACCTAATTGTTTAGCTATAGGTATAATACTTGAAGCAGTTAAAGATTCTATTGATTCAATCATACCAAGCAGTTTTTCATCTACATTAAAACCTAATGTTTTAGCTGCTGATCTAAATTTATTTTTAGCACTAGCACCAAATCCTTGCCAATCTTTGTCATTTTCTGATAGCTCTAGTAATATATTTATAACTTGGTCTGTTCTCATTTTTGCATTATTGACTTTAGCAATATTTCCACTATTTACTACTTTATCAAAATCATCATTCATACCTTTTATATTATTTTCTAATAATTTACCTTCAGTCTTTAATGCTATTTGATTAGTTGTGGTAAAAGTATTTTGCGATTTTTTATCAGGTGTAATATCTGTATAAACTTTTGATAAATTTTCTGCTAATTCAAATTTATTATTATCTTTATTAAATAAATGCAATCCTTCATTAGTTACATAAGCAGGAACAGTAATTTCTTCTCCCTTGTATGTTACTAAATAATTGTCTGTATCATATTTTTCTTTTTTATTATTAAATATTTCTTTTACTTTTACACTACCATCTGGTCCTTTAACAATTTGTAATAAACTACCATCTATTTTTTCAAATTTAGGATCAGAAATTTCATAAGGCATAGGAGAGTAATTTCCTTCTAAAATTTGTCCTGTATCTGCATTTATTATACCTCTTGTTCCATCTGCATTTTGAATTTCTCTTACATTAACTCTTTCATTTGTTGGACTATAAAATACTTTAAGCTCTCCATATTTAGGTTTATTAATGGCACGTTTATTTTGTCTATACTCATCAAATTGGAATTCATTTACATTAGCACCTCTTAATGCTTGGCTTAAAGCCTTGTTAGCATTAGTTGGTAATACGTCTTGTTCTAAAGTACCACTTAAATATCTACCTAATTGTGTGCTATCTTCTGGGGTTTTTTCTCCTACTGTTAAAGCTACATTTTGTGGTGCGTATGGTATGCCTAATGGTGCTTCTGTTGTAGCTTCAACACCTGGCACTCTTCTTCCTGTTAATTTATTTAGATTATCTCTAGCAAATTGTGCGGCTAATGCATCTTCTGCTGAAATTTTTTCTCTATCTTCAAAAAATTGTTCGTCTGCTATTCCGCTTGATTTATAGTTTTTTAATGTTTCTCCATAAGTTTCTGGTCTAGTAAATGTAGATACTCCACCACCTTCTACATTAGTTGGCAATATTTCTAAATTACCTTCAGGACTTACACTCATATCTGTCGTGGATAAATTAAGACCTCTATCTTGAGCATTTGCTATTTCAAAGGCTCTACTATAAGAATCTTTTGCTCTTTCTTCTCTATTCATAGCTCTTTTATCAGAAGCTCTAGCTAATACACTACTTAGTATTTTAGCTGTCATAGTTCCTACTGGGAATTTACCACCATAGGCTTCTGCTGCTATATCTTGAGCACCAATACTTCCACCCATACGGCGTAAATATTCAGCCATTTGTCTATCATATTCTGTTAAATAAGACTGTTGTCTAACTGGTGCTTTAATTACTGCCATTAGATTCTTTCCATATTTACATCAAGTTTACTATAATCTACCAATAAATGACCAAAGATATTAGATAATACAGCTTTTGGTTTAATTTTCTGTACTTCTTGAGCTATTACACCTCTAAAGCGTTCTGGACTCCATAAATAATTCCATTCATAAATATTAAATCCTGATGGGGATTGTCCTACTTTAACTATGTTTTCTTTTAGTGTTTTATCAGATGCCGCAAATCCTCCTGCTATATTACCTAAAGCGTTCATAGTAGCACCATAGCCTTGCATATTTGTTGCGTATCTATTAGCATCTGATGCTCCTTGTGCTTGTGTAGCTGCAAATATTGGTGGTGGCGCAACACTTACTCCTGGAACATTTAATCCAGTTGTAGCTGTACCCATACCAGCAGAACCAATACTTGGTGAACCTGTTAATGTTGCAAGTTCTTCCATTGGTAAACGTCTTTGCAATAAAGTATCTGCTAAACCTTGAGCTCTAGCTTGATTTTGCATTTCTCTTATCATACTTGCTTCTGCTAATTGTGATTGGCGCATAGATTGTGCTTCGCCAGCTAATCCTTGACGCATACGTTGACCTTCTGCAATAGAAGATTGTGCTAATCCTTGTAATTGGTCATTTTGCTGTAAACCTAATTGAGCCATAGAATTGTTATAAGCATCTGAACCTACTGGTAATCCTGAATTAATTAAATCTGTATGTAATGCTGTTCTTTGCATATCCATAGAAGGTTGTAAACGACTTATAGCTCTATTGTAATATGCATCTTCACTTCTTTGTGCATAATTAGATAAATCATCTGTACTTGCTAAAGGAGTAAAACCTGTTCTATCTACTGCACCTTGAAAAGTAGGTAAACTTCCTAAATTTAATTCTCCAGAAGGTAATTCTCCTAATCTTTGTCCTGCTACATCTAAATATTGTTCTCCTATGTTTGCTTGTTTAACTCTTTGCCTTTCGTATTCAGGCGTTAAACTGTAATTCATAGCAAATCTATCATCACCTAAATCTGTAACAAGAGTTTGATCATAAGGACTAAAAACATCAGGTCTATTCATACGACCTTCTAATCGTGCTGTTTCTACATTAGCTGCACCTTGTGCTGTCGCTGCTCCTGCATAATCTGGAGCTGGTGGTGGTTTAGGTGGACTAAATAAATTAGTTATAAAACTCATGCTATTTCCTTCCGCAATAATACTGCTTTTTTGTTATATCCGTTTAAAACTTTTTCCCAACCTTTGCGTCCTAAAATATCAATATATTTATAATTACGCTTTTTTGCATATTTTTCAATTTTTTTCGTAATTTCTTTTATAGTAACTAAATTACCTCCACCTACTCCTATACGCAATACTTGTCCATGATGTGCTGTTATTATTGCACTATTATCTTTTGCAAATAGTTGGTATTCTCCACTTTCTATCATTTTTTCTAATTGTTCTCTTGTTACTTCATGTGTTGATTCTATAGCTGGCTCTAATACTTTCCATATTTTATCTGTAATAAACATTATAAACCACGCCCTCTTTCAAAATATACATCTGTAGCATGCCATTTAATAGATTGGGCAGTTGTACTTGTTCGTATTCTAATGGCTGCGTTCCAACCAATATCGGCAACACTTCTCCATACTTTTTGTGTTTGTACTGTACCACCCCATGTAGCAGTATCCCATGTTGCTGTGTCCCATTCTGAACCTGTAGTAGTAGCAGAACTAGGAGTATATACACTTGTGCCATCATTAAAGTCTACATCAAAACCAATACTAACTGGTAAATCAGCATTACTACCCATAACTGGTCTAATTAACGTAAATCTTTTTGGAGAACCTCTGCCACCATAATATATAAAGGCTGTTTTAGCATCTCCTTGTATTGCTGCATTATTATCACTATCGCCATCATCTGCTTTAAATACTTTAGTGTTTTCACCAAAATACAGCTCTCCGTTTAATAATTCCCAACAATACGCATTTTGCCCTGTAAATCTACCCCATGCACCTGTACTTACATTTACAACATATTGGTCAAAATCCCCAACTGTAGATGTAGGAACATTAAATAAACCATATTGTCCTTTAGGATATATAATAGCTTGCCAACCAAAAGTTCCTGCAAAACTATTAACAGATTGCGATATACTACCACTTATTTTATCAGATATAGCTTTTGCTGGAGCGTTTTCTCCAGTAACTAATGTTTGTGATAAAGGCATAAAACCTTGTTCTGATATAAGAATAAGGTCAGAATTAATATTAATAAAACATCTTTTTCCTATTGGTCTAGGTAATTTAAATGTACCAACTAAACTCCATTTTGTAGCATCTGATGGGTCTGAACCAGAATATATTGCTGCTTCTCCATGATTAGTTATAAACACAATATAATCATCAGGACCAGAACCACCATCTCTAGTCCATTGCCCTATAGATTGTATAAAACCACCCATGTTAAAAACACTACCTAAATTAAAAGTAGATACAGTACCAGCTACATTATTAATGGGTAAATAGCCAAAACTTAATGAATTATTAATACAGAAAAATAATCTTTCTTTAAATACTGTAACATTATTAATTGTAGAACCAGTAACACCACTTAATGATGGTGTTGCCCATGTACTACCATTGTAATGTCTAGGTGCATCTGCTCCATTTACTATAAATAAGAATCCACCACCAGATATTGTAAAGTTAACATGTTGAAATTGTGCATTACTTAATGATGTAACTTGTGGTGAGCCTACTCCCCCTGCACTTGTAACATCATAAATATTAGCACCACTTGCTGCAAATAATTTATTAGTTGCACCAGAAGAATACGCCATCAATGATTGTACTGTACTAGGTAAACCTGTTGCATGGCTTGTATAACCATTTCTTAGCGACACATCTGTACTACCTGGAAAAAAGTTATCTAAACGTATTGCGTCAGATTGTTCCATCATATCAGGCGCATCTCTAGTATTTAGACCACCAATAGGTGCTGGAACTGTTGTACTTTCGCCTGTTGGTTGAAATGCCATTTACCCTCTATTTCTTAAATATTGTGCTAATCTTGCCATTTCTTCTTCTTCTTCTGTATTAGCATTTAATTGCATTCTTGGTTTACCGCCAACCATACCTACTTCTCTTTTTCTTGGAACTCCTGCAATGTCCATTGACATTTTTGCTGGCATTCTCATAGTGTACTCTGAAGGAACAAAAGGTTCTGGGTCTGGTTCATTTGTTCTATCTACAGGATTAGGTGGAGTTTCATTAGGATTATCAGGATTATTTAATATATCAGACATATCAGGAGGGGGTGCTTCTCTTAAAACTCTACCTATTAGTGTTCCTTCTGGGTCATAGTTTGGATTTAATAAAGATTGCCCTATATCCATAAGACTACCTGATTCTGGTGTTGCTCCAAATACATTATCAAAACTAGCTTTACTTGCTAAATTAGAAGCTCCATCTAATAAATCATCATACCAATTAGCCATTAATAATTCCTTTTAGGCTTTGGTTTAGGTTTTGGTTTTGGCTTAGGTTTTGGTTTGCCATAATTATATCTCATAGTGTAAAGTTCCCTTCTGGCTCATTAACTGGTAAAAATAATCTTGTATTACCAGACATTCTAAGAATAGACTTAGCACCATCTTTAGCTTGTTTTTCAAATATTTTTAATTGATATTCTTGTAATTGGTTATCATATGGTAAACCTTTTTGTTTTAAAAATCTCCATATAACACCTAATGTTATTATATCTTCATCTAATACTGTAGTATTACTATCACCTGTAAATTTTTCTGCATTAGCTTCACCATTACCTGTTGTATCTACCCAATATTTAGATATGTATTCAAAAACAATAGAATTACCTACAGTTGGAACTGGATTTATTAATAATAAACCTCCTCTAATTCTAAAATAATTTGTTATACCACTTTGTACAGAACCTTTTAATGTTTGCCATTCTGAATTATTTAATGGTCCATAAAACTTTCTATCTGTAGTCCTATTCCACATAGTATTATTGCTAAATCTTTCAAAATCTGCTGCAATAGTAGTCATAGCTCCTTGACTTTCGGCTGCTATAGCTGTGTGGTTTTCTTCTTTTACTAATATTTCCCAATCATAACCAGATACTAAATTTTTACCTTCTCGATTGGCTGCGGCTAATAATTGTATAACTGTTGTGTCTGTTGATCCAATTACAGCATTAGGAGATGGTACTCCTACTTCATTTGCAGCATCTTGGCATATTGTTAATAATGTCATGAGCCCACCACTTGTAATGGTTTAATATTATGTTTTTCCATCATAAAAGCCTTTGCTTCTTTTCTATAATCTAGTGTGCCTTTACCTAATCCATGACACGCACCATCTGATAATTCAGATAACTGCTCTACAGAAGTAATACCTTCTAATTCTAACGCTTTTATTTTATTACTTGTCATGCATTCTAACACATTTAAATCTGTTTCTTTTTGTTTAATTTTTTTTGTATTTTTATAATATTCTGCCCATTGTATTGGAAAATCTTTCTTTAATTGATCCCCATTGTTTTTTACATCAAGAATTACTGTGTTTGGGTCGCCTATTAATGAAATTTTAACTAAATCATTTTTGTTTTCATCTTTATAAAAAGTTGCTCTTAAATTAGATGTTGCTGACATTTCATTCTCCTTTTAAGTATAGAGGGCAGTATAAACCACCCTCTACATATTATAATGCTACAATGGAAATTGACACATTATTATTTTTGCACTTGCATCTATAGCAGTTGCACACACAGAATCAGTAGCAGCGTTAACAACATCTAATGTTCCATCTCCTGCTCCTATTAATGTTAATGCGTTACCATCAGCACCTGCTGTTAAAGCAGTTGTTAATGTAGCTGGTCCAGCTACCTGAATCCAACAATATTCGTTAGTGGCAGGTGCTGATTGAAGTACACCAGCTCCTACTCTTGCAGTATCACTAACATCAGAAGTGACAATATCAACTTGTCCTGCTGAAGCACCACTAGCTGCGTAGTAACCTACTACGTTACCAGCAACTGCGGCTACTGAACCTGCACCTACTACATATTGAACATATTTATAGAGCTTACCATCAGAAGTTTGACCTATTTGACCTAATTGAAAGTCTAAAGTCGTACTTGTTTCTGTAATATCCATTCCTATAATATAAGACATATTATTTAATCCTCTCTATTAGTTTTTAAGAACAACTTGTCTTGCACGATTAGAACAGGTCATATTTCCTGCCCAAACTACTGGCAACACCATTGCGTCTTGATTTACAGAAGCCTTTTCCCCTAAAGGAGTAAACTCTCTACCTTTAGCTGGACGAAGGAATAGATAATCAGT